ATTATGTAGAGGAATATCTTTTTAAAGATATTGAAAAAGTAGATATACCTGACAATGTTTGGAATTATTGGGAAGCATTTAAAGGTCAAGAAGAAGTAGAAAAACCAATGTTTACTGACAATGGTAAACTTATTTTAAAATATATGCAGGATACAGTCTCTGAGATTCCAATGCAAAAAGCAAAAGATATTGGAGAGGGATTATTTATCTCTTCTCGAGCAGTGTCTGGAGCGATCAGAAAACTTGTAACTGATGGATATGTTGAAAAAGTAGGTCAAGATCCAGTTATTTATACATTAACAGAGTTAGGAAAGTCAGTAGAAATTGTATAAAAAATAAAAAATATTAAATCTAAAGGAGAATATATAATTATGAAGAATATGATTAATAAAACACACATCGAAGGCTTACTTTATGAGCATGCACTTGAATTAAGAGTTTCTGGGCCAAATTCTAAGAATCCAGGAACAGAGTTCATTATGGGAACAGTAAGCATCGCAACTGATGATAAAATTAAGAATATTGTTCCTGTTCATTATACATATGTAACTGCAACAACTTCAAAAGGTAATCCAAATGCAACTTTTTCCACTTTGAAGGATATTATTGATGGAAAGCTTTGTTCTGTAATGGAACATGGTGCTGATAAAGCAGTTAAGCTTCGTATTGATTCTGCACTTGGACTTAATGAGTTTTATTCTGATCGTAATGGTAAAGAGGAGCTTGTAAGTGCAAAAAGAAATGAAGGCGGTTTTATTCATACTTGCACAGAACTTGACCAGGATGAAAAAAATCGTAGCACTTTTGATGTTGATATGTTAATTACTAATGTAGTTAGACTTGATGCAGATGAAGAAAGAAATATTCCAGAGAGATGTGCAGTTAAAGGAGCTATCTTCGATTTTAGAGGATCTCTTCTTCCAGTAGAGTTTAGTGCAGTAAATTCTAACGCGATGGATTATTTTGAAGGACTTGGCGCTTCTGCTAAAGAGCCGGTATTTACCAAGATTTGGGGTCGTCAGGTATCTGGAACTACAACAAGAACAGTAACTGAAGAGTCTGCATTTGGTGATGACGTTGTACGTGAGATCAAATCTACGAGAAGAGATTTTGTAATCACTGGTGCGGCAAAGACTCCATATTTATGGGATGAAGCTGATACAATTACGGCTGCTGAATTAACAGAAGCTATGGCGAATAGAGAGACAATGCTTGCGGCTTTGAAACAGCGTCAGGAAGAGTATAAAGCTTCTAAGGGTCAGGCAACTGCGCAGACAGCTCCGGCACAGGGTGCTTTTAATTTCTAATTATTCATTCTCCCCTATTAAGGGGAGATTGACTGACTAATAAAACATTTAATTAAAAAATAAGAGTAAAGATATATTAAAGGAGATTATTTAACATGGGAAATTCATTACTAGATATTAAGCCACATCAGGTCAGTCGAGATTTACGTGGATATTCAGTTTTGTTCTATGGAACGCCAAAATCTGGAAAAACCACTATTGCAAGTAAATTCCCTGGCGCACTTGTACTTGCATTTGAAAAAGGATATAGCGCAATTCCTGGCATCATGGCAAAACCAATGAATAACTGGGGAGATTTTAAGAAAGCTCTTTCTGAATTAAAGGATCCCGCAGTAAAAGAAATTTTTCAACAGTTGTAATTGATACTGCTGATATTGCTTATGGATATTGTGAAAAATATATTTGTAGTAGAGAATCTACTGCAAAAGATTCATATGAGAATATTGCAGATATTCCTTATGGAAAAGGATATAAATTAACTCAGAATGAATTTGATGAATGTATTCGTAGAATCCTTCAAATGGATTACGGTCTAGTTCTTATCAGTCATTCTCAGGATAAGACTTTTAAAGATGAAAAAGGTGTTGAGTATAATCAGATTGTTCCAACTCTTGATAATAAAGCAAGAACAATTTGTGAAAGAACATGTGATATTATTGGTTATTCTCATTTAGTAGAAGATGAAAATGGCAATTCTACTACAAAACTTTTTATGAGAGGAACTCCAAGATTTGTTGCAGGATCTCGTTTTAAATATACTCCGCCAGTAATTGATTTTACATATGAAAATCTTGTAAAAGCAATTAGTGATGCGATTGATGAAGAGGAAAAACATCATGGAGCGCAGTTTATTACAGACTCTAGAGATGAAGCAATTCATTCAGAAGCTCCAGAATATGATTTTCCGGCAATGATGGAAGAATTTCAGACACTTGTTGGTAAGCTTATGGCTGCTAATCAGTCTAATTCTACAAAGATCACTCAGATTGTAGAAACATATCTGGGAAAAGGTAAGAAAGTTGGAGATTGTACTGCTGAGCAGGCTGCGCAGCTTGATATGATTCTCTTTGACCTTAAGAAACTTTGATTAAAGCCTTAGAAGTAGCAATGGCTGTGAGTAGGAGAACCGCTGTGCAAGTATCGTCATTCAGAAGGTCGAGAAAAGATGTATCCGAAAGCCTAAGGTTCATATAAAAGCCTTAGAAGTAGCAATGGCTGTGAGTAGGAGAACCGCTG